AACCTTATCCATTTAGAGAAGCAACAGGATTTAAAGAATATAAACCTGCTGTTAAGAGTACACCATTTGATATAGATGGTACTTGTGTTTATTTACAAGATGATGGTTTAGGTAATCTTATGTTTATTGTAGATGACATAACAAATCCATCAGTATTTAAACCTAAAGTAGGAACAATAGATTATACAAAAGGTTTAATAACTTTAAATACAGTTCTTGTTGAAGCATTCGACGGAAGCTCAGTTAAAATTATGGTAAGACCAAAAGAAAATACTATTAAAGCTGCTCAAGGGCGTGTGTTTATAATTAGAGATGAAGATGTACAAGTTAATATGATACTTGATGAAAAACCAGTTGCTGGAACAACTACATCGTCAGCAGCTATTGGCACACTAACAAGTTCAACAAATAGTAATAGTTATTAATATAATAGGAATAATATAAAATGGCTGAAGATTATTCGCAGATAGAAAAAAGTATAAGCTTTTTTATCAATCAGCAATTTCCTGCAATCTATCGTGAAGATGGACCAGAACTTGTTCAGCTAGCTCGCGACTATTATAAGTGGATGGAAACAGCAACAAATCAATCTACTTATGTTTCAAGGCGTTTCTTTGAATATAAAGATGTTGATACAACAATTAAATCTTTACTTATATTTTACAAGAACAAATATTTAGTTGACCTTGAACTTAAAGAATCTATTGTACCATTCCTTGTTAAAAATATATTAGACCTTTATCGCAGAAAAGGTACTAAGGCTGGTATTGAGTTATTCTTTGCAACATTCTATAAAGAATATGATATTGAAATAGTTTATCCTTCTAATAGGATGTTAAAAGCTTCAAACTCTGAATGGAAAGAAGGTAATTTCCTACAGATGCTTCCCAACGATAATTTATTTTTAAGTGATACAACAAGTATTCAATACACTTATGCAGATTTAATTTCTCGTGTTATAACAGGTAGTGTTAGTCAAGCAAAAGCTTCTGTAGCTAAAATTAATTCAATGTTAATTAATGGTAGATATACTCCTATTATTTACATTGATAATGTCCAAGGTACTTTCTTAAAATACGACAGAATTTATACTAACATTTCTAAAGAATCTATAGATTTTGGTGAGGTTGGTGGTTCTCTTAGTGAATTTATTGTTGACGATACATTACCAAGATTAGCAAATAAGAAAATTGGTGACTCAGTTAAAATACAACCCGACAGCTTTGAAGGTGACGGTGGTGAAGGTATAGTTACAGATGTAACCAACGCGGTCAATGCAGTTGCTACATATAATTATATTAATGGCGGTTACGGTTATTCAGTTGCAAATACTAGTTTATTAGTTTCCAATCAAGCAATTAATACAGACCCTTCAAACGAAGTACAATTTGAATTATACGAAAGGCTTGAAGATGCAGATGGAAACGAAGGTTATGTTTTAGGTCAAAGTGATTATAATATCGGTGTTAAAATGACAACCGGTACATTTGACCATGCAAGACCAATTTTAACTGTAGACAGAAATCCTAATATTGATTTAAAAGCAAATGGCATACAAATTGGTGTATCACCGTTTAACAATTCATCACCCGTTCAATTACCAGCTGTTTTATATCCAGAGGGTAATCCACCTGATGCTAATACGGATGTTTATGCTGTTATTTCAGATACAGAAACAGTTAATCTCATTACAGACCCGATTCAACCTTATTTAGGTATTGCGCTTGATGCAGCTGATTATGGAGCAATAACTCCTATGTCAGGTACTGCTTCTCCAGTTACACTTTCTACTGTTCTTGCAGATGCATTTGATACATCAGGTATTGAAATTGGTAAATTAGATTTATTTGAAAATGTTAACCCTGGTTCTAATTATGGCTTTGAAATTTTTGCAAGAGCAAAAGATGATTTAATTACTAAATTTGAAAAACGCGGTCAAGTAATAAGATTATCTAATATACAAGATGCTGCATTATTTAATGTTAACGAAAGTATTACTGAAGAAACTACATTAGCTACTGCTAGTATACTCAGAATAGATAGTGTACAAGGATTACTTTATATACTACCAAACTCTTGGAATGGATTTACTGGTATAAACAACATTATTCGTTCTAACAATGATGTATTTACTATTGCTGGTGCTAGTACAGATTACTCAAGTCGCTTCTATGGTGATAATGCAATTATTAATGCTCGTGCAGATTTTGAAACAGGTTATATTAATAAAGTTGCAATTAATAATTCTGGATTCTCTTATGTTAATGGTGACACAGGTACATTACGAGACCCTATTGACACGAGTATAGTTTTAGCAAGTGGAACAATTGAAGCACAAGAGCAAGGAAAAAATAAAGGTTATTGGAAAGATTATTCATCTCATATTAATGGTTACGTAACTCAAGCTGCAAACAGTGCTGCAATTGATACTTACTATAATTCAGGTATGAGAATACAAGACAGTGATTTTTACCAAGAGTATTCATATCAAATTAAATCAACTCTAGATAAAAGTCAATACGAAAAATTACTAAAAGAAAATGTTCACCTTGCTGGTTCTAAAATGTTTGGTGACTTTATTTACAAATATGGTAATACAGGAAAAACTAAACAAAGATTCATTAGGTTATTCAACGACGAAGGCTCAGGCTCACCGCTTGATGTTGCAGACATTGCAGATTTAAGAGCATCAGTTACGAACTTCTCAGTAGACAGTACTTATGTTACAGCAGACCATACACCTGGTGGTACAGGTGGTGCAAACTTAAGCGAATCATCTGACCTTACAATTACTAAAAATTGGAGTCAAGGATTCCACGATTATGAAGTAACAATTGGAATGCCTTCAACAGGAAGTGCACCTTATCCAACAGCAATATTATTACATGGTAATGGTGGTAATGGTGCTGCAATGGTAACACAGTTTGGAAATGAATTACAAGGACATATATTAGTTGGTGTACAAGGTTACGCTAACAGTTGGAATATTTCTAACGAAGGTAGTAATGGACCTGATATTGAGATGCTCGAAGAACTCATAACCAATTTAAAACTATTCCAAAATGTTGATGAAACTAAGATTCGTATTATAGGAATAAGTAATGGTGGTGGACTTGCATTGAGAGCAGCAGTAGAAATTGAAGATACTGGTGTTGATACAATTGCATGTATTATATCACAGACAACAAATGACCAATACAGAGGTGGTCAATTCTATTATCCATCTAATCACGAACAAACAGGTAATGCATATTCAAATGATGGATATGATACATTAGTTACATCATTACCACAAAGAAAGATTTTACATTTAAACGGAAGACTTGATACAACGGTTCCATACACTGGTGGAAACTTTGTAGGACAAACATTCCTAAGTGCGCCAAACAGTGCACTTGCATTTGCAAAATCACAAGGATATAATGGTAATCTATTAAGTGGTTCGGCTTATGGGTCGGCAAGTACATTAGTAGATTACGGTAATACAATTTTCTTAAATGATAATGTTGCTCATACAGTATCTACGGATATGTTTAGATTACTTGAAAAGTATTTAGAGAACGATTACGATATATCATACTAGAGATAAATAATAAAATTAAAGATTTTTAAAAGAGGACGCTATGGCCAAGCAAACAATTAATATCGGAGCATCTGCAAACGACGGGACAGGTGACCCGTTACGTAATGCTTTCGATAAATCAAACGATAACTTCAATGAATTATACCTAGCATTAGGTAGTTCAACATCTGCTACCAATTTATTTGATGCAAATGGTAATTTCGATTTAACAGGTAAACCACATAAAATATCATTCTATTATGATACACTAGTAAGCTTACAAGCACTGAACCCTGGTACTTATCACGGAGCTATCGGCCATGCTCACGATACTGGTTCAATGTACTATGCTCACGGTTCTTGGAGAAGATTACTTGCAGATACTTCTGGTGGTTCAATTTTAAATTATACAGACCCTCTTGCCCCTCATGTCTATGCAAATAACGTTACTAATTCAGAAACATCTGATTATGTATTAAAGACAAACGCAGATGGTACTTATACTTGGGTTGAAATGACTGGAGGAGGCGGTGGCGGCTCTAATAGTTCTTATGAAGATTCTGATGTTGATGCTCATTTAAATGTTTCAGGTGCAGGAAGTAATGAAGTATTACAATGGGATGGTTCTGATTATACATGGACTGCATTACCAAGCGGTGGTTCTTCTGCTAATACATTTGGAAGCATTGCAGTTGCAGGTCAAACAAGTATTGCAGCCGATGGAACTACAGATACTCTTACTTTAGTAGCTGGTTCTAATGTTACTATTACAACTGATGCTAATGCAGATAGTGTTACAATTAATGCTTCAGGCGGCGGTGGAGGCGGTGGTACTGACCTCAACAGTTTAACAGGTGGAACACTTGATGTAGCATCAGATAGTATTGGATTTATTGATGCTGATGATTCTAATAATTCTAAGAAAGACACGATCGCTGATTTTGTTACAGCAATTGCAGGTAATAATTTAACAGCAAGTAACGGAGTATTAAACGCATCGGGTGGTAGCTCGGTTTCAAACACTGATATTATTAATGCAGTAACTGCCTCTGATTTAGATATGGGTGGTAATAAAGTATTATTTAATAATGTTTATTCTACAGAAGGTGACTTACCAAATGCTTCAACTTATCACGGTATGTTTGCTCATGTACATGGTACAGGTGCAGCGTATTTTGCACACTCAGGTAACTGGGTACAACTTGCAAATAATTCAGACCTCGGTGGCGGAGGTGGAGGTGGAGCTTCAAGAGTACAAGAAGCAGAAACAACTGCTTCAATCTCAGATGGTGCTTCAGGTTCTGTTGAATACGCAACGTTAGGATTATCATTCGCTTTACAAAAAGTTACAGTAGACAAACAATGTTGGGTAAGGATTTATTCTGATACAGCATCAAGAACTGCAGACGCAGGAAGAACACAAGGAACTGACCCATCAAATGGCTCAGGTGTTATTGCAGAATTTATTGCTACAGCTTCTGGTACTACAGAATTTAAAATCACACCATCTATTATGGGATGGCTTGATGACAGTGAAACTGAGGTTCCAGTAGCAGTACAAAATAATTCTGGAAGTGCAGGAACAGTTACAGTTACTATTGACGTATTAAAACTAGAGAGTTAAATAAATGAGCAAACGTATTCATAACGTTATATTTCAGCCAGGGACAGATGAAGCAGATTTTCTAGCTAATGAAGCAGCTGGAATGCAAGTTCATTGTAACTTTGATTTATGGGATGGTATGATTGCGATGATGTTGACTGACGAAGAAGCAGAAACATTAAGAGCAAGTTCTAAAGTAATTGAATGTGGACCAGAAAGAGATGTACAAGAATTAGTATCATATCCATCTACTACTCCAAGATACGAAACAAGCAGTGTAACATACAGAACTAAATTTAATCCTACTGGTAATGGTGCAGAAAATACTGGTTTAAATATGTTTTTTACAAGCGAGTTTAAAACAGCAGATGGTACACAGCCATTTGGTTATTTTCAAGGTACTGAATATCAATTTGATGATACTGTTAAAAGCAATTATCTTGGTGAATATGTAGATATTGTTGCTATTGAAGCAGGTAGTCCAGCTTCAGGTAATGCAGGTCACGAAGACCATGTTGATTTTGAAGAATGGGATAGTAATAATTCTAAATTTGTTCCTATGGAGTGGAGCGATACTTCCAGTTCAATGACTTCAGCAAGAAACAATCAAGTAACTAATAATAATACAAATTGGTTCTCATCTCATGCAATTGGTGTACTCAGTGCAGCAGGTGGTAAGTATTGTGGTTGGGGTAAAAAAAGTTCATTAAGAGTTATGTATTTAGCTGATGGTGTAACAACTGCTTACTATACAGCATTAACTTGGCACATTAATAAACCGGTCAAT